AAATCCCTTTCTTCTGCTGAGTATGCGGCCACCACCAAGGCCAAACGAACGGGCAAAGCTGCGGGCAAACAGTTCGTAGCCCAGCCCAAGAAGATTGCCAAAAAAACGGCAAAGTTTAGGACTTAATAATGACTACCTCCGCATCTCCTCCGGTATTTAACCTCAACCTCAACGAGTTGATCGAAGAGGCGTTTGAGCGGGCGGGCGCGGAGTTGAGAACTGGTTATGAATTTCGGACGGCCCGGCGCAGTCTTAATTTGATGTTTGCCGAGTGGGCGAATCGCGGGATTAACTTGTGGACAGTCGAGTCAGAAACGGTCGCCCTCTCCCAAGGGCAAGCTACCTACCCCCTCCCCGTAGACACCGTTGACTTGATGGAACACGTTATTCGTACCAATGCGGGGACTTCGATTCAATCGGACATCCCGGTTTCGCGCATTAGCGTTTCGACCTACTCCAGCCTACCCAATAAGACCGCGCAGGGTCGTCCGATCCAAATTTACATCAACCGGCAGAGCGGGGCTACGCAGCCTGATGGCGTGCAGTATCCGACGTTCACGTTGTGGCCTGTGCCCAACGTCTCCGACACCTACCAACTTGTGTATTGGCGGCTTCGCCGGATGTTAGACGCCGGGACTGGCGTCAACACGCAGGACATTCCGTTTCGTTTCCTACCTGCAATGGTGGCGGGGTTGGCGTACTATGTGGCGCTTAAGATCCCAGAAGCATCGGAACGGATCCCTATGCTTAAGCAGATGTATGACGAGGCTTGGCAACAGGCATCGGATGAGGATCGTGAGAAAGCGGCTTGGCGAATTGTGCCGCGTGAGATGTTCATCCAATGAGCAATAAGTTTACATCTGGCCGGATTGCTATTGCCGAGTGCGATAGGTGCGGCCAGAGGTATAAGCTGAAGCAGTTGAAAGAGTTGGTCATTCGGACAAAGAAGACCAATATTTTGGTTTGTCCGACTTGCTGGGAACCCGACCACCCGCAAAATTTACAGGGATTATACCCTGTAGAAGACCCCCAAGCCGTGCGGAACCCCCGCCGGGATAACACATACATTGTGTCTGGGTTGAACTATTTGGGCGCTTTGGGAGAAGGTAGCCGGCAGATTCAATGGGGCTGGAATCCAGTAGGATTCGGCGGTAACAGTGCGCTGACGCCAAATGATTTGGCAGCGGTGGGTGTAGTAGGAACAGTAGGAGTGACTATCTCATGAAGAAGACGAACAATGGCGGCTTGAGCAAGCACATGCAAGAACAGCATGACATTAAACCGGCAAACAAAGCACCGGGGTTCAAAAAAGGCGGCGCTACCAAGTGCATGAAGAAAGGTGGCCCGACTGGTTTGGAAATGCGGAAAGTGGGCCGAAACATGGCCCGTGCTAACAATCAGCGGGGGCGGTAATGGCTAAATACAGCATGAAACGTGGTGGTAAGGAAGTAGGCCCAGCGTCGGTCTACGCCGAGCCGCATACGATGACTGGGAAGGCTGTGAACGCTAAAAATTTCACTGGTCGCAATGTCAAGCCGATGCCTTCTGATTACATCAGCGTGGGTAATTATTCCACCGTTGATTTTGATCAGGCACCGAAGAAACCGACCATTAAAATCCGTGGGTGTGGTGCGGCGACCAAGGGCACGATGGCTAGCGATAAGATGGGCTAACAGATGAATTATTCCGAGTTAGTGACGGAGATTCAGTCGTATGTAGAGAACGAATTCGCTACGGCTGACATTAATACGTTTATCGAGCAGGCTGAACAACGGATCTACAACACCGTTCAGCTTCCGGCTATCCGTAAAAATGTGACTGGATCTCTGACTATCGGGAATAATTATCTGACCGTGCCCACCGATTGGCTGGCGACGTTTTCGTTGGCGGTGATTGATGAGGTTGGGGAGTATCGGTATCTACTCAACAAGGATGTGAATTTCATTCGTGCGGCGTATCCGACGACGACGGTGGCAGATCGCGGGCTTCCTGAGTATTACGCTATTTTCGATTCCAATTCTTTTATCCTTGGGCCTACCCCGGATTTAGCGTATACCGCCGAGCTTCACTACTACTATTACCCCGAGTCTATTGTCACTGCTAACACTACTTGGCTGGGTGATAATTTTGACTCCGCTCTTCTTTATGGCGCGTTATTGGAAGCGTACACCTACATGAAAGGCGAAACGGATGTAATGCAGGTATACCAAGGGCGGTATCAAGAAGCATTGGCATTGCTTAAAATGCTGGGTGACGGCAAAGACCGTCGCGATGCTTACCGTTCTGGTCAAGTACGCTATCCGGTTAAATAGGGGGCTGAATGTTAGACGCGATGGGTGGAACCGTAGGATCTCCAGTAGTCATCACTACGGACTACCGTGGGCTTACGCCGGATGAACTTGCCGACTTGGCAATGGATAAGATTTTGAGTGTGTCTGTTTCGGCTCCCAGAGAAATTCGCGAGCAGGCGCTGACCTACCGTGCCTTGGTTCGTGATGTGGTGTTAGACCATATGCGGCAGGCGGTGATGCACGACCGCGTAACGATTGCTAATGCTTTAACTAAAGCTGGTGCGCCTGAGTTGGCGTCCATTGTAAAGGAGATTTGATATGGCTTTTACCGGAAGCGCAATGTGCGCCAGCTTCAAAGCGGAGTTGATGCAGTGCTACCATTTGTTTTCAACGTCTGCGAACCCTGCGCGTACTCTGAACACGACGCCGGATACGTTCAAAATGGCGCTGTACGACAACACCGCGACGCTGACTAAGACCACCACGGCTTACACGGCTTCGGGGGAACTTGCGTCTGGTAGCGGCTACACCACGGGTGGCAACTCGCTGACGATTTCCACGGCTCCGACGACTGATACGACCAGCACCAACAACGTGGCGTACATCAGCTTCTCGACGACTTCGTGGACTACGGCGACGTTCACTGCCTACGGCGCTTTGATTTACAACTCCTCGCAGTCTAACCGCGCTGTTGCGGTACTGGACTTTGGCGGTGCTAAATCGGTGACCAGCGGTACGTTCACGGTGACATTCCCGACGTATGCTTCTGGCACCACTGCGGCAATCATTCAGCTTCAGTAAGAGAATGTCATGGCGCTAGTTGTCGCAGACCGCGTACAGGAGACTACCACCACGACCGGCACGGGGACGATAACCCTTGCCGGAGCCGTGTCTGGGTTTCGGACGTTTTTGAGCGCGGGCCTTGTTACCGGGGACACGACGTATTACTGCGTAACCAGCGGCACTGCGTGGGAAGTTGGGATTGGGACTTATACTTCTTCCGGCACTACGCTTGCGCGTACTACGATCCTAGCGTCCTCCGCTGCCGGCGCTGCCATTACCCTCGCTGGCACATCCAACGTCTTTTGTGTTTACCCGGCTACCAAAGCGGTCTATGAAGACGCTAGCGGTAACGTAACGGGCTACCCCATCTCTGGTGGTTCAATTAACAACACACCGATTGGCGCAACTACCGCTAACACGGGCGAGTTTACCACCCTCGCTGCCGGCGGCGATCCTATTTCCAGCTATTCACTCACAGTACGCTCTACCGCGCTTGCAAACACATATTTTATAGATACCGATTCCGGCACGGGCGGTATGAACGTCAATTTTTTCAAAAACAGCGCGTCCCCTGCGGCATCAGATGACATTGCCAATTTGCGTTTTTACGGTAATGACAGCACTGCTGTTGCGACCGAATATGTGCGCATAGTTACGACCATTGCAGATCCAGTAAACGCATCGGAAGATGGCAGTTTATACATATACACAATAAAAGCCGGCGTGCTTGGAGAGCGAGTTCGTTATACCTCTGTAGATGGGCTTTACGTCGTAGACGGCGCGTTTAGATGCCCAGACGCATACGCAAGCACTACGGGTACTGCCGCAAATATGGTGATGAGTTCGGCCAGCGGTATCCTCCAGCGCAGCACATCCTCACTGCGGTATAAAAACAGTGTCGAGAATGCGACCTACGGCCTTACTGAGGTAATGCAACTTCGTCCTGTTACCTACAAAGGAAACAACGACGGCGATACCGTTTTTGGTGGATTCATTGCCGAGGAAG